GAAGAGACTTGAATTTCATGCCGTGCCTTTCCTTAGAACGGGTAATCGTTGTCGTCAATGACGGATGCGATAGTCGGAGCTTCCGGTTCGGGTGGCGGAAACCTTTTCCGGCGGAGCGCTGCGCCCGCACGTGTGAGACCTCCGGATATGCGCCCGAGTTTCCCTTTTAAAATCTTACGCGCCTGCCACGCAGCAATGATTGAAGAACAGAGAGGGCAATCGGCCATTTCCTGCAATGCCTCTTTGGGATCTTCTGAATCGTCCTGCATGGACCTTTTCCATAGCTCGATGTGCGAAACTTCTGTGCGCGTGCATTCAAGGCCATAGTGCCGCATCGAGTCTTTCAAGTAGAGTACAGCGCGCGCCAGGATAGCGCGGCCAATCAGAGCGTCATCAAATTTGCCTTCCATTGTCTACCCTTTCTCGTTTGAATTCCCGCCGCCTCTTCAGGTTTACGTGCATCGCAGAGCACAATACGCGGGTGCGACGGCGGGAAACTTGTTAAATGCGCGGGCCGGGACTTTTCGGATAGCTCGCTGCACTGATCACCTTCCGGGTTTGGGTGCCATGGGCTTACGGGTCAACTAAACCCGTCCATGTCGCCGCGCATCTTCCGGCCCACATTGAAGTGGTGGCCAGAACTATTTACCAGAGCCCTTTGTCCTCGCCTGCGTAGGGATACTCCGCCTGAGCTTGTTGGATTTCCTGCGCCGGCTTCTGCTCCTGCGCCGGTTCGGCGTGCTGCGCTTCCTGCTGTTCGTGCTCCGCCTGGGTCTGAGTCGGCTGCGCATCAACCTGCGGCGCTTCCTGCTGGCGCTTTCCCGCCGACTGCGCCCGCTTCTGGATCACAGCCTTGACCGCCTCGGTCTTGCTGATCGACTGATCGATGATCGCCTTGGTCTGATTCGACACAAACTCAGGACTGCCCTCGATGGTCTGCGCCTCATCGTTGTCGATGATGCCAGAGACCGAGAACGCCACACGCGCGCACTGCACAAATGCCCGGTTGCGCGTCATGCGGATCGGCATGGTCTGCCAGGGGATCGACTCGCGCCGGCACTCGTGGGTGTACTCAGTGACGACCACCGGGAGCGCACAGTCCTTGCGGTGGATCTTGCAGGTGACGGCGCGAATGTTGCCCTTGTCGTCGAAGTGCTCCTCGAACTCGATGCCGTTCAGTTCCTGCTGCCGGTTGACGATTGCCGCCCATCCGTCCACGCCGACGACGATCAGGAGCTTGCCCTTGGAGCGAAAGGCGTAGATTTCCTTGGTGAATGGATTGAGGTTGTAGGCATTGCAGACGATCAGGGCCGCCGCAACTTCCTCGTTCGACAGGGGAGGCTCTTTGTCGCTGCCCTTGAAAACAGTCTGAGCTACGATGGCCAAGACTTTGTTTGGTTCCAGGTCGTACCGCTCGCCAAACTTGGCGATGATACCCTGACGCGGGGGAATGGTTGCTAACTGCTGCTGTTGGTCTGCCATTTCATGCCTTTCTGAGTTAGTAAACTGGGAAGTTGTAACGAGTTTGAGCGCGAAGTAGATCAGACGGGCGCGCATAGTTTTGTGGAGGTTGATACCCTTTCGGCCTGCGCATCCAGGGTAGTGGGGCTGCCATGAATCCAAGTGGACGCCGAGAGTAAACCGTAAGCGGACAGGGTGCAGGTAACATCAACTGGTCCGCTAAGAATCGTCCCTCATTCACAAAAAGAAGGAAGATCATATTAGGGTTGCGCTGAAACTTTGCCAGCACCATCTTGCGATGGAGGCTGGAGATGTGCCTCGGGATGCCTTGTGGCGCCATATTCTTTCCGCAAAATTCGCAACGGACTTTCATGCCTTGCCTTTCACTGAATCTTTGATGTTATCGGTTTCGGCGCTGTGATTTTGGTTTCGAGCACGTTTGAGAGCGCCATTGCTTCGATGTCCCGGTATCTCGCCCCCTGCCAGCCGCACAAAGGACACTTCAGGTCTGGACCCTCGAAGATAACTTCGCACTTCGAGCGCATGCAGACTACGGCCAGGTCGGGGAGGATGACTTGTCTCACTTCTTCCACCAGCTCCGGAGATAGGCGATGCCCTGCTTCGGCGCCGTGTGCTTCTTGACGATCTCGGGATGCAGTGGTCCAACTTCCTTGCCCACAGCATCGAAGTCGGTGACGTCCTTTTCTTCGGGCCTCACCCACCCGATCGTCCCGAGCGGAGTTACACACTTCTGCGCATTCCCGACCAGCACGCGCAGATGGTTGTTAGCTAACTGCTTCCGCTCTTTGGCTTCCTTCTCCTCGTCGTCGGCGGTCTTCATCTCACTGGTCCAGTGAAGTATTTCGGGAGAGGGTTGCAGGATCTTGCCAGTGTTGAGCGAGAACTTGCGCGCCAGGTAGCGACCGTAAGACTCGCTCTCGTCGATGTCCGGCTCGACATGCTTGAGCACGTTGTCGAACCAGAAGGACCGGCAAGCCTCGATCATGTTCTTCTCAAGCTCAGGATCACGCTCGATGCGGTACTGCGCCAGCGTGTTGCCGGAAAATAGCACGCCGAAGTTCCAGCCGCGCGCGTTGCAGACGGCGGTATACCAGGCGGCTTGAACCAAGTAATGCGCCGGAACCTCGTCGGACCCTTCCGGCCCCCACTCGTCCGACTTCCGCGAGGAGCACTTGATTTCTAAGCCCGTGTTGACTGACGGCATCCACCCATCCGGCGCGCCAAGCATCCACGGCTCCGACCCCTCGATCAGCGTTGAATCGCGCCAGGGCCGGGACTTGGGGAAGATGGGCGCCAGGTCTGCTGGTGCGGTGACAGCCACGCCAAACCGCTCAGCGTAACGACCGCGCACGATTGGTTCAAGGGCGCTTCCCCAGTAGAGACACTCTTTGTCTAGCTCGGGCTGGGCGCCAGGGTTGACCTTGCCGGCGTAGATGTCGATGGGGCGCTTCCATGGACTCAAGCCCAAGATAGCACTGGCATCTGTGCCGCCGATCCCGCCGGCGCGTGAGGTCGCGTAACTCTCCTTCGCTTCGTATACGGCCATTAGAACGCCCCGCCTTTCCTGAGCAAGTACACCACATGCCCGGCCAGTGTCCGACCTTCGCCCTCAGCTTCAACGCGCAACTTATTCGCGTCTTTCGGCGTGAGGCGAATCCCGATCACCACAGTCCGATGGACGGCCGGCTTGCGATTCGCTTCCCTTTTTCCTAAAACTCCCATTGGTCTACCTCGACGCTTACCACGTTATCCTATGTTTGCGGTGTTGTCAAGCAGGTGTATTTCTGACTCCATCCGCGCCTTCTTGCCGTTCCGCGCGAACGTGTTGCCGACCACCCACTTGCCCGGGAGTTAAAGGGATAATTCCCTTTTGAAAGACATTTTGAATCATCTTCTCGGGGTCGATTCCGTTTGCGCGAAGTTCTATATCCAGTTCTGCGTCAATCATCATCTCGATGCGCTCTAACTCTTTTAGGTACGCCTTCTCCATTGCGTCCAGCCTGCCTAATCCAATTGCTATCGCATCATCAAACGCTTTTAGGCCGTAAGAAGCGTCTAGTGGAGACACATCCGTATCTGGATGCGGGTTATGCACAGGACATGCAGGATTAGAGTCGCGCTCATTGTTTCTGGCATCGTACCCGCAAATGCACTGCGCCACTGGCTGCTTCTTTGCATCCTGCCGTGATTCCCACGCATCGGTCTTGTCTACAGGTGCGGCTGGCTGGTCTGTGCGCGGAGTTAGCACGACTGGGTTCTTTAGAGCATCGCGCACAATATCCATCGCCTCGTTGAACCCAGTGATTGAATCGTCCTCTTCTGGCCTCATATCTACCAGCCGATTGTTGAGCCTAATAAGTAGCGCGTTGAGGATCGTGGCTTGATCTTCCACAACCTGTGTGGCTGGCCCCGTGCCACGGCGGTATACCTTGAACGCTCCATCTGCGTCTGAATCGCACAGGTGAATCGTGGTCACGCCTTCGCCGTCGTGATGTACATAATGCGCCCATGCAACATAGTTATCCGCTTTTACATCCTGTACATCTGGCTGGTCGCACTGCTCAAGCTCGCGCAGCTTATCCATCAGCGGCCTCGCCTCATGCACGTACATCCAAGCTGCGATAGGCAGCGTTCCCTTAACGTGAATCGTTGGCATCTTCATTCGCTTGCTCCTTCTCCTGCGTTTGCTTATCGAGTTGGCACTGGCAGCCGGGCACTGTGCAGCCGCGACCGAATGGGTGCTGAGCCCACGGATGGCGGCAATCTGGGCACTGCTCTCCGCGTTTCATGCTACCCGCTTTCGCGGCGTCCGCCGTGCAATCTCTTCCTGCCAGCGCTGACGTTGGGTTAGTTGCGGATCGCGCTCAAGCCCAGCCTGCACCGCGGCGCGCTCGGCGAGATACTGGTCGGAATCCGATAACTTCTCGGGTGGGTTGATAACTCCGCGCTGTAACGTCCAGATTTGGAGGTAGGTGGTCATTGTCCCGCCAATTCCCGCCGGCGCGCGATCGTCCACGCTGCTTTGAAATCCCGCTCGGTCTGAAACTTAACCTTGCCCGCCTCGGCCGCGTCCCACGAGAACGCGCCGGTCATGGGGTGCCGGCTCAACTCCGCCAGGCCGTCAAGCACGGTCCCTGCCCCCATCACTTGCAGCGCATGCACTAGCCGGTGCGGAATCGGCGGCGCCGGAATGGCTGCCTCGAGCATTTCGCCGCGCACAAAGTCGAAGTGAGACTCGGCATCATTGCGCACGCGAACGTCCGGCCCGTAGATCGGATCCCGGTCCTTCCATGTCTTCTTGTGCCGCTTGAGCCCCAGGAGCAGCCAGGCGAGATCTGCGGCGTACTCAGCCTCGAGGATCGGCTCGGTGATGTCGCCAAGCGTCGGCCAGCCCTTGCTAGTCAGCGCTACTGTGTTGAATGCGTCGGCGAGCTGGTCACCAGAGAACGGGGTCAGGTGCTGCGCCCATGACTTCATCAGGCGTGGATTCTCTGGCTTGTCGAGCGCCTGGAGTAACTCCGCCACCGCCGCCGCTATCTGGACTGCCAGTGGCGCCGAGTTCTCGAAGCACTTCCTGTACGGATTGCGATTGTCTTCCGTTTGCTTTGCCATTGCCGTTGCCTCCGTTTTTCACTTCAAAGAGCCCACGCCATGAGCGCATGGTTGACTGGTTGAGAACCTCGACCGGCTCACTGCCTGTTTTCCGTAGCCTGTCGAGAGTGTTGATCGCCATGACCATGGCTTTTTCGGTGAGGGGTGCTTTTATATCCTTCCGCATTTCTAAAAAAGCGTTCCAAGGACCAGAAGGAACCCAGTCAGGAATCTCAATTTCAGGAGCGCTTTTGCGCGACCGCTTTTGCTTTTTCTGCTCTACTTCTTTCTCTACTTCTGTATCTACTTCTGTATCTTTATCTCCTTCTCCTTCTCCTTCTCCTTCTTGGACCTGAGTTTGTCCGGACTTTCTTGAGTATTCATCCCTATATTTCAACAAGTTACAGTTTGTCACTATAATGTCAGTATCCTGTCGCTCTACCGTCACTAACCCTGTCACTGCTAATCTCGACAGCTTCGAGAATACTAGTGACCCACGTAGTGACAGGGTAGTGGCCCACCTACTGACAGGGTAGCGAACACTGCATGAGGGGTTCTTTCCGTCCATCTGGCCCGCGATAATTTCATTAATCCGCCAGTACAAGCCGTACCGCGCAAGGCCTAAATCGCCACCCTCTCCTACAAGCGCGGCCAACTTCTCATCATCCCAACTTGCGGTCATGTGTTTGAGCCACTTCAAATCAACCCTCTTCTCAGTTGAGGCCGGCGGGGAGCGCTGAGAACGCCCCCCAGCCACTTGCGGTCCTAGTGATCAGCCAGGGCACCTTTTTTGTCCTACGCAGGCGCGACGGACAACACCACAATACACCAGAACAACAAAAAAGTGCAATCCAGCTCTACGGCGTCACCCATCCCGGGAAGACTTGCGCGATCGTGGGCTCGGCCGTCACTTCAATCTCGCCCTTGCCATCGCACCGCGGGCAGATGCGCGCGTAGCTGTTGACCATCGGCCTGCCGTAGATCCTCGACACGTCCACCAGCCGGCGTAGCCAGCCGGTTCCCTCGCAGTCCTGGCATCTCATGGTTACTCCTCCGCGTTTAATTCACAACCCCGCCTTGTCGCGCAGAAACTTGAGCGCCAGCGTCTTGCGCACGAGATCGGCCAGCGTCAACTCCTGGTCAATTGCCGCCTTCTTGAGTGTGGCGTGCAGGTCTTTCGAGATCAAGATACGAATGTCGGGCATAATTCCCTTTCATGAGGCGCAATCCTCAATCCAGCAGTTCATTGAATAGAGAGCGGCTTGGATGCTCGACCACTCTTCCGAATACAGCCGGGCATAGCGCTGATCTTCGCTTATCTCCCAGCCATACCTCTCGAGCAACCGGATTTCAGCATCAAAAACCGGAGCCTCATAGTCGATTGTCGGTAGTGTCATTGGATCAACCTCGTAAGGTCGGCGCGGCGAAGCCTAATATCCGAACAGATGGGCGTATCGGCTGACGATGATTGCATCACAGGGCGGCGCTGGCACATCGGGGACGACGGGGTGCGGGTTAGCTTGCGCATACGCCTCTTCCATCGCGGATTTTTCCTTGCGCCATACCCTGAGAGCGCTTTCCAACTCAGTATTAGCGTTCATCTCATCCACTGGGTCGGAATGATAGTAGCCGTGGAGCGACGGGTCGAATCCGACATCCAGTGCCATCGCGCGTCCTTCCGCTCTGGTAATACGGCGAACTTGCTTGATTTTGCGGCGCTCAGGTTTGGCGGACAGATGCGCAGCAATCTCGGCATTCATGGCTGCAAACCACTCTTTGGTGGATCGCTTGAAGGCATCCCAGATCGCAGCGTAGTGCTCTCTGGCCTCCTTCAGTTTGGCGATCTCCTCCGAGATTTGTGCGGGAGATACCTCGTGCTCTGGGGACCCCGCAAAGACTATGCGGGCAGGTGTGGAAGAGAGGATGCGGTTTCCGGCTCGAAGCTCTGATCCAGGGATGATGCGCAACGGGAGAGATGTGTGCATCCCAGAGGGGATGCTAAATGTATCTGGGATACCAAGTACGTTGATCTCTTTCATTTTCTTCTCCTTGTTCCTCCCGCGCCAGGCGGGCGTTACTTGCACATTGCCGCGATGCAGCCGCCGACAATGACGGCCAGCGCCAAGAAATACCACAGAATGAAGCGTTGCGGTGCGGGAGCGGTCACAGGTGCCACCGATCGATCTGAGGCGCGTAGTGCGCTACAAGCCAGATCAGGCCGATTATTACAGCCCACATGATTCCGCCAATGATGCAGCTGTTGCGCAGCGATTCCCAGGAGAGCGTGGGTGCGTCTTCGATTAACTCAGGGTTAGGCGTGTGCCAGAGGCCCTTCTCGTCTAGGCCGGCGCTCAGGCAATCCGCCTCTGCCTGGTCCTGCGCGTTAGCAGCGTCTACGCCTGTGCGGTCAACAGCTTGGCACGAATACCGCAGCGTCAGGCCGGAGATGTACGTGGTTTTCTTCATTGTCGAGCCTTTCTAACTACACCGCAATAATAGCACAAAACACACATCGCGCAACACCTAATATAGATACGTCACAAAATAACGTGACAGCCATCACAACGCAAGATGTTTACCGTTAATTATCAACAACATAGCAATCACGCGAAAACACCAGCGTACTCAACTGCACACTTGACACGGTCAAAATGAACCGTTACCGTGCAAAGTAACGTGAAACCACAAGGGAGGAAAGGTGGGGCTGTACTCCGAGTGACCCGCCAGCGGTTCCAATGTGGCCACCAAAGTTTATGAGTTGACAGGCTGAAAGTCGAGCCGCTTTGCCTGTCAACCGCCCTGGTCCGAGGCATTAAATATCGGATCCCCAACAGGCTTCCCTTTAGCCACAGCTATCTTTACCGCGAGCCACGGCAAATCACGAGGACTATGGCGACAATTCAGACAACACAGACAGGCAAAGCGGTCAAGACCGAGGTGCGCGGCCGTGTGTTCAGGTACGCGCCAGTGGCAAAGAGCAAGGAGCGCCGGCGTGTGTGCGTGCTGTCGA